GCGTCATCAAGGTCGTCGTAGTACGGCACCTGACCAGTAATGTCCGTGTGCAGGTACGAAGTGCCGTCCGTGTCTTGCAGCTCTATATAAAATTCGCTCATTTCTGGCCGCCAATCTTCGCAATGATCTCGCCCAAGTCTGGCGCTTCCCAAGACGCAAGCTTGCCGGAGCGATCTTTTGCAAGCCATGCGCCGTCACTGTCACACATCAGGGCGCGCTGGCTCTGGCCTTCGGCATCCTTCTCCACACGCAGTGCCAGCACTTCGTCAAAGAAGTAAGGCAGGCTTTGAGACAGCGTCTTGCCGGGCATGGATGGGCCATACATCACCTTTCCCATTTCGTCTTGCACCTTTTCCAGCTTGGCGCTCATATATACGTGCAGGCCGGGCAAGTCGCGGAATGAGCGGATAAGCTCTGTCATTACCGTATTCATTTCACCATATGCAGCCCGTCCGTCTTTGGTGGCTTTCTTCTCGGCGTTAAGTACAACCTCGGCCACTTCGCTAATTGAATCCAGCGCCACCGACTTAAACGCCTTTGCCTCGCCACTATCGCGCAGCCAGACATAAGCCTCGCGCAAGTCATCCATGCTGCCAATCTCGATATAAGGCACATCTGCATCAGCAATAGAAAGCAAGCCGCCCTCGGCAGACAACACTACAGGGTTTGGTAGTGTTTTAATGAGCGACGTCTTTCCTGCGCCTGCTTGACCATAGATGAGCAGCTTCACGCCATCAGCAGCCAATGCGCTGCTACGTTTAAGATTGATTGCCATTATTAAGACTCCAAGTCTGGTTTGTAAGTAAAAGTCGTTCCGACTTTTTCATTGGCAATTTTTACTAAGTCTACGGTTACGTCTTTGTAGTCGAAATAAGCGTCTTCACCGTCATCGCACAATCGAACATAGTCATTGCACCACCGATACATAAATGCAACGCAAAGCAAAAAGTGAATTGGATGATTGCGAGCAAGCAAATTCTGTTTTTTTGGGCCTGCTAGACCTTCTTCATCGCTAATGTCAGGAAAAATTATTTCCTGCTTTTCATCGTTGGCGTATGCGTAATAAATGCCCACTTTGTACCCTCCTGTAACCTGCACCGTCGGCCATTCCGTTCGTGCAGTGGTTGAACTATAGCAAGCGATATGCTAGATTGCAACAACTGATTGCAATTTTTTTAACAAAAGAGGAAAAAACATGACGCTTGAAGAGATCCGCGCAGCCTTGCGGGATCGGAAAATTTCGGTAGTGGCGCGGGCAGTTGCCATCCATCCGAACACGATCCGCAGCATTTTGAATGACCAAGAAGCAAACCCGACGCACCGAGTAATCAAGGCCTTGTCTGACTACCTGAGCGCCGGGGTGCGGAATGGCTGACCTCACTAAGATACTGGGCGGGCCTTGGGCACCAACAGCGACCGAGCAAAGAGTCGCGCCCCCGGAAGATCAGTTTCGTGAGGCAATGTTAAACGCCGGTGTGCAGCCCCCGGACGAAATTATTTTGGATGGTCAGTTGCGCCGGTTTCGCCCAGACCCGAAAAAGCACGATCGTTCGGGCTGGTACGTAGGCCATGCTGACGGCATCTGCACCATGATCTGGGGTGATTGGCGGCAAGGCATCGAGCAAACAATTAAAGCCGACACCGGCCGTAAATTAACCGTGGCCGATGAGATGGCCCATGTCGCTCGCGTGGCAGCAGCCAAAGCAGCCCGAGACATGGAGCGCAAGAAACAAAACGAAGCCGCTGCCAGTACCGTGGAGATTATCTGGAGCGAGGGCGCAGCCGCCAGCCATGAGCATCCGTATCTGAAGCGCAAGGGCATCCAGCCACACGGCTCCAAAATAACGGGCGACGGTCGCCTCATGGTGCCGCTATTCGATTCAGATGGTGCGCTCGCCAGCCTGCAATACATTGATGCCGAGGGTGGCAAGTTGTATCACCCCGGGGGAAGTGTTGGCGGCAAGTTTTGTTTGATTGGCACATTGGACGTGCCCGGTGTTCTGTACGTGGCGGAAGGCTTTGCTACCGCCGCCACCATCCATGAGGTAAGCGCCCGCCCGGTGGTGGTGGCTTACAGCGCCAGTAACTTAGTGCCCGTTACCGGCACGCTTCGTGATTTGTACGGCCAGGGCCAGGACATTGTTATCGTGGCGGATAATGATGCGTCTGGCGTGGGTCAGAAATATGCTGAACAAGCCTGCGCAAAGTACGGGGCACGCATGGTTATGCCGTCTATCCAGGGCGATGCCAACGATTACGCACAGGCTGGGCATGACCTAGCCGGATTACTGAATCCTCAATCAGATAAGACCATGCTGGATAAGCTAAAGGTGGTGTTCGGTGATGGCCTGTCAGCCGACTACGAAGCCCCGAATGAGTTGGTCGAGGACTTCATGACCATCGGCGGCATGGCGGTGTTGTATGGGGACAGTAACAGCGGCAAGACGTTTTTTGCGTTGTCCCTCGCCGCCCACATTGCATCCGGCCAGCCATTCTTCGGTCGCCAGATTGACCCCGGTCTTGTGGTGTATCTAGCCAGCGAAGCCCCTGGCTCAATCCGTTCCCGTATGCAGGCCATCAAAAAGCATTTTGGTTGCAGCCTTGAAAATCTTGCAATGGTTCCGGTGCCTCTTAACTTTTACGCCAACGAAGGCGATGCGCGAGACGTAATTGAGCTGGTCAAAACGATTGAGCATATCAAGGGCCAGCCAGTGCGTTTAATCATTGGCGACACGCTGGCACGAATGAGCGCCGGGGCAAATGAGAATAGCGGTGAAGACATGGGGCCAGTTATGGCTAGGTTTGATTCTGTGGCACAGGCCACGGGTGCCGCCATGTTAATCATTCACCATAACGGCAAAGACCAAGCTAAAGGCGCACGTGGGTGGTCAGGTATTCGAGCACACATCGATACCGAAATTGAAGTAATGGAAAAGGATGGCGTAAGGTCTGCCACTATAACCAAGCAAAGGGAATTACCGGGTAAAGGCGAGACTATATATTTCCGTTTGGAAGTGGTGGAGATGGGTATAACCAAGTTCGGCAAACCGGCCACCACTTGCGTGGCAGTGCCAGATGAAAGCGCCAGCACAGAGCAGCCGCACAAGCGACCCACCAAGCACGATGAGAACGTCAGGACGTTTGAAAGGGCATGGTTTAATAGTGGCGCCGAAATAAGAGATGATAAACCTTATATAAGTAGATCGGCATTAAGGGAATTACTTATATCTGACGGCATGTCAGAGCGCACCGCCAAGAACAAAACCGAGGCCAGCCGGTCAGATGGCCTCATCGCGCCCATGCTCAACGCCGGAACAATTGAGCCTTTTGAGCATGGTTGGGTGGTCGTTGAAGGGGTGCAGGCAAGCGCAATGATGCTCAAAAAAAGTGCCCCTAAGTGCCCCTGACTGCCCCTAGGGGCTTTAGGGGCGTTTAGGGGCGATTGTGGAAAAATTAACAAAAAACGCCCCGCCCCTGCCCCTGACACGTATACGTCAGGGGCGGTAGGGGCATTGTTAATTCGGCAGGGGCAGGGGTAGGGGTTGCGAACAATGTACAATGACGAACAATGTGCTATGATCAGGGGGAAGTGATGCAAGTGGGCGGGAAGCATTACCAAAAAGAAATCCAGCCGGTCGATGCGATGGCGGCGTGGATGAGCCGGGAAGAGTTGCAGGGGTTTTACTGGGGCAATGTGATTAAGTACGTGGCGCGGTGGAAGGACAAGGGCGGGCTGGAGGATTTGAAGAAAGCCCACGATTACCTGGAGCGGTTAATCGGGATTCAGGGGGAATAATGGAAATCGTTATTGCATTCGTGGGGTTTATTATTATTAGCGTCGTTTTGTTTTTGGAGTAAATGTTATGAATAAATATATTCTTGGTGTTTTGTTATTTATTGGCATGGCGGGAAGTTCAGTCGCCAATACATATCAATGCACCGTTGATAAGCGTGGTGTTATGGTTTGTTATCCTAAACCTCGTGGATTTTGATTATGGGTCGAATGATTACCAAGCGCTTTCCTGAAACGATAAATAACATTCTTGAAATGATGCAATCGGGAAAGAGTTTGCGTAATGCTTGCGAAGCTCATGACGTATCTTCTGGAACGTTTATGCTTTGGGTTAGCGAGGATCGCAATTTAGCCGAACAATACAAAGCTGCTCGTGAAGCAATGATCGACAAGATTGCTGACGATACGATGGAACTTGCTGATGCCGATCCAGAGCGCGGGCCTGATGGAAAAATAGATACTGGATGGGTTAGTAATCAGCGTTTGAAGATTGATACTCGCAAGTGGCTCTTAAGCAAGCTTGCTCCTAAAAAGTATGGCGACAAGATCGAAGTGTCTGGCGATTCTGACAACCCGCTCAAGATCGAGCGCATCGAGCGCGTGGTCGTTGGCGAGGTGATCGAACATCGAGCTTTAACAAACAAGGGAGATGAGTAATGCACTACATCACGGCACAACAAGGCAAGCGTTCAGTTATTCTTGCAGGCCCGTACAAAAGCGAATCTCGTGCATGGGAGGAAATCGCACTGGCTTATCAACACGCTCGCACGTTCGAAGATGCTCAAGATCTCACGATGTATAGCGTCGAATTGCTGCCCGGACTTAAAACACCAGGAAGGCTTAATATGAGGGGTTTTAGTGCTGCATCCTAACCCCACCCCTGAACAGGTGCGCGAAACCCGCGCCAAGGCGGGTTTAAGCGCGTCAAAGGCTGCGGCATTGGTGTATCGCAGTACGCGAAATTGGCAACAGTGGGAGCTGGGCGAGCGAAAGATGTGCCCAGCGTTGTTCGAACTATTTTGCTTGAAGGTAAGAGATGAACAATCCGGCGGCTGATCTGGTAACACTGAAGAAGATATGCAACGAGTTGCAGCGGGTTATCGCTTACTCGAATTCGGACAAGGAAGAGGTGGCTCGGCTGTCTGATGACGTGGTGTTTCTTGGTGAGCAACTTGGCAAGTGGGCGAGGGCTGAGTGACCACACTCAAGATCCAAACCCCTCGATGGGCGCTGCCACTGCTTAAGCCGTCAAGATACAAAGGCGCGTTTGGTGGCCGAGGCTCTGGCAAGTCGCATTGCTTTGCCGAGATGCTTATCGAAGAGCACATTGTGAATCCGTCTAGTCGGTCGGTTTGTGTTCGTGAAGTTCAGAAGTCGTTAGCGCAGTCAGTCAAACGGCTGCTTGAGATGAAGATCGAGCAGATGGGGGCCGGATCGTATTTTGAGGTGCAAGAGGCTGTCATTAAGTCACGCAAAGGCGATGGCTTGATTATCTTCCAAGGTATGCAAAATCACACGGCTGACTCAATAAAATCGCTGGAAGGTTACGACCGGGCGTGGGTTGAGGAAGCTCAAAGCTTGAGCCAGCGCAGCCTTGATCTGTTGCGCCCGACGATTCGTAAGCCTGATTCAGAGCTGTGGTTTACATGGAACCCAAGCCAATCAAGCGACCCGGTGGATCATCTTCTGCGCGGCCCAACGCCGCCGCCTGATTCTGTAATTCTGCCAGTCAATTTCGACGATAACCCGTGGTTTCCTGATGTGCTTCGCGCTGAGATGGAATACGACAGGCGTCGCGACCCGGACAAGTATTCACATGTCTGGCTTGGTGGATACCTGCAAAACAGCACGAGCCGGGTGTTTAGCAACTGGAGAATCGAGGAGTTTGACGCACCAAAAGAAGCAGTGCATCGACTTGGCGCTGACTGGGGTTTTGCCAGCGACCCGACAGTGCTGGTGCGATGTCACATTGCTGGGCGCACGTTGTACATCGACCATGAAGCTTACATGGTCGGTTGTGAGATCGTGAATACACCCGATCTGTTCATGACGGTGCCAGAATCCGAAAAGTGGCCGATGGTGGCAGATAGCTCACGCCCTGAGACAATCTCTCACATGCGCTCGCATGGTTTTCCGAAGATCATGTCAGCAGTAAAAGGGGCAAAGTCTGTAGAAGAGGGTATAGAATGGCTAAAAAGCTTTGATATTGTTGTGCATCCTCGGTGCAAGCATACAATCGACGAATTGACATTATATAGTTATAAAACAGACCCTTTGACTGGCAAAGTTTTGCCCATATTGGAAGATAAAAGCAATCACGTTATTGATGCGCTAAGATATGCCTGTGAAAGCGCAAGGCGCGCCCAGCCAAAAAAGGTTGAAAACTTTGTGCCATTGCCAACAATCAACCGCTGGGGCGACAATACGCGCAGGAATTAAGGAAACCATAAATGGCTCGAATCTCTAAAGACCAGTATCTTGCAAACCTGCACGCTGAGGCGCTGGCAGAGTTCGATAACATTCAATCTGCATTGCGCGATGAGCGTCTGCAATGCCTGCAAGATCGGCGCTTTTACTCGCTGGCGGGTGCTCAGTGGGAAGGCCCGTTATGGGATCAATACGAAAACAAGCCAAAGTTTGAGGTGAATAAGATTCATTTGGCCGTCATTCGCATCATCAACGAATATCGGAATAATCGCGTTTCGGTGTCGTTCGTGAGCAAAGAAGGCGACGAATACGACAGCCTAGCCGATACCTGCGCCGGTCTTTATCGTGCCGACGAGCAGGATAGCGTGGCCGATGAAGCATACGACAATGCCTTTGAGGAGGCTGTCGGTGGTGGCTTTGGCGCGTGGCGCTTGCGTACCGAGTATCAGGATGATGAAGATCCCGATGATGACCGTCAGCGTATTTGCATCGAGCCGATTTTCGATGCAGATTCGTCCGTGTTCTTTGACCTTGAAGCCAAGCGTCAAGACAAGTCAGATGCAAAGAAGTGCTTCGTCATTACCTCGATGACGCGTGAGGCGTATAAGGCGACGTGGGGCGATGATCCTACTAGCTGGCCGAAGATCGTGCACCAATCCGAATTTGACTGGTGCACCCCTGACGTGGTGTATGTCGCTGAGTATTACCGCGTCGAGGAAAAGAGCGAGACGGTTCGCATCTTCCGCACGATATCGGGCGATGAAGAGCGTTACAGCCAAGCCGATTTTGACGAGGACGAAGAGCTTGATGAGCGTCTTGCTGCCATTGGCTCAACCGAGGTTCGTTCTAAAAAGTACAAGGTAAAGCGCGTTCGTAAGTACATCATGAGCGGCGGAAAGATCCTTGAGGATTGCGGATACATGGCAGGCAAGTGCATTCCCATTGTGCCTGTATATGGAAAACGCTGGTTTGTGGATAACGTCGAGCGTTGCATGGGCCATGTGAGACTGGCGAAAGATGCCCAGCGGCTCAAGAATATGCAGCTATCAAAGCTTGGTGAGATCAGCGCATTGTCTAGCGTTGAGAAGCCTATCCTCACGCCTGAGCAGGTCGCTGGCCATCAGATGATGTGGGCAGAAGATAACCTTAAGGATTATCCGTATCTGCTTATCAATCCAATCACCGATGCCAATGGCAATATGACCGTTGGCGGGCCTGTTGCCTACACCAAGCCGCCACAAATACCTCCAGCATTGGCTGGCTTGCTGCAAGTCACTGAACAGGACATGCAGGACATTCTCGGCAGTTCTCAACAGGCCGACAAAATGGTGAGCAACATCAGCGGGAAAGCCGTTGAAATGATTCAGCAGCGGTTGGACATGCAAGCGTTTATCTACATGTCGAACTATGCCAAGGCCATCAAACGCAGCGGTGAGATTTGGCTGTCGATGGCGAAAGAAATATACGGCGAAGAAAAGCGCAAGATGAAAGCCGTCTCAGAAGGTGGCGAAGTGTCGGCAATCGAGCTTTTGAAGCCCACTATCAACGAAGAGTCTGGAGAGATTGAGCTTGAAAATGACATGAGCGAGGCCGCGTTTGACGTGGCTGTTGAGGTCGGGCCATCCAGCGCCAGCAAGCGGGCCGCTACGGTGCGTGCGCTCACTGGCATGTTGGCGATCAGCGATGATCCGGAAACCAAGCAAGTGCTGCAAGCAATGGCCATGATGAACATGGAAGGCGAAGGAATCAGCGACGTTCGCAAATTCTTCCGCAAGCGCCTTGTTCGCATGGGTGTTATCGAGCCGACTTTGCAAGAGGCTGAAGAAATGGCTGTGATGATGCAGGGCCAGCAGCAAGACCCGAATGCGGTATTCTTGCAAGCTGCTGCTGAGGAAGCTACTGCCAAAGCTGCCAAGGCTCGGGCCGATACCGTTAAGACGGTGGCCGATGCTGAGTTGAGCCGCGCCCGGACTGTGGAGACGCTGGCTAAGGTTGATATGGATTCTCAAGATCACGCGATTAACATGGCGCGTGAGATTGGCGGCGCTATTGCAGGACAAGTGCAACCGCTGCAATGATTTTCAGCGGCATCCACCCAGCCGCTTAAATGGGTGAGTTAAACGGGGGCTTTATGGTTCAAAAGGCAGTGATGGAGGAACAGGTCGAAATCGAGGAAGTCGAACAGCAGGAAGGCGAAGAACATCAGGATGAGCAAGTTGGCGATGAGAACGAAGCCGTCGCAGACCAGAATGATGAGCAGCCCGAAGAGCATGCCGACGAACAAGACGAGATCGTTGTATCTATCGGTGAGGAATCGCCACCTCACGAAGAAGAAACGCGAGCGCCTGAATGGGTTCGTGAGTTGCGGAAAGCAAACAGGGAAAAAGAGCGTCGTATTAAAGAGCTGGAAGCCAAGCTAACCCAGACAACTGAGACTAAGCCAGTTGCTCTAGGGCAAAAGCCTACGCTTGAATCTTTTGATTACGACTCTGACAAGTACGAAAGCGCGTTGTCTGACTGGTACGA